CCATTGGCATCAAAGAAAGATGCTACTCACCTGCAATTGACTGCTAAGACCAACATGTTGGTTGGTACAGGAGCGGGCAACGACCTGGAAAAACTGAGCGTCGATCGCTTCTCTGCTTTCAAGGTAACGCTTTCTTCTGCCATCCTGTTTGGTTGCCAGTACGACAGCATCCAACCTGAAGATTTATTAATCGGTAAATTATTTACAGTGTAAGCTGTAAATAATTTACGTTAAAAATAGGAGACCATTATTATGGCTGTAAGTGATATTAAATATAAAGACCTGGACTGGGTAGAAGGAAACGTGAACCTTCCGGGCATCAAACGTGACGTGTATCGGATTGCAAAACGCGAAATCGTTAGTTGGCCAACATTACCTAAAACATTCGTGACAAGCATGGGTGAATTGGTAACTTATGTTGGAGACTTTACGTTGGCCGCTTTGGCAAAATGGCAAAAAATAAGTGCGTTGGTGGATAAATCGCCTGTTGATGGAAAGAGCCAGGGATCGAAACCCAGCAAAACCTTTATCAACTCGTTGACTATTCAACACCAATCGGTGGATGAGGAAGCTGCCGGATATGCAAAGCAAGCTAATAACGACGATTCTGTTTACCTGGTGCAAACCAAATCGGGCAAATGGCGCGTATTTGGCAATGACATGTGGCAAACCGACACATCGATCGAGCAAACGTTAGGAGGTGCAGCAACAGACGAAATGGGCACGAAAATGACCATTACCGTTACCGACATTGCTCCTGGCATTTTCTATACAGGCGAAATTGTAACCGAAGCCGGAATTATTAATCCGGGAGCGTAAGCAACTGATCAACTCAAAAAAATATGAAACCCTGATAGTATTGTCGGGGTTTCTTTTTCTAATTTTCTATTATTAACATCAAAATTTATTCTAATGAAAAAGACCATTCTAATTGGAATTGCTTTAATTGCCATGTTCGCTACCCAGGTTCGAGCGACGAGTTATTACCCATCCGACCAATTGCAGACTCATTCCATTGTGATGCAACAATCACCGGTAGTATTTGCATCGTTTGTAGTTCCTGCCACGTCGGTAGTTCTACCCATGTTGGAAAGTAATTTTAGTTACACCAAAACACAGGATCCTGTAAACTTTGTAAACCCACATGTATTTGCCTGGATAGATCCCGGTTCAAAAATAAACTGGAAGGTAAATCAAAATAGGATTATAACAGAATTAAATCCTTTATTACAAATACCAATTACAACCTTAAACAAAGTACCCTGTAATTATAACATAGATTTTAGTTACGGATTACGAATATAGTTACAAATTTCTACTCATAAATTTCTGAAACCCTTGCAATGAAAATTGTGAGGGTTTTTTGTTTTACCCCCCTTTAGGGGTTGGGGGTCTTCATTGTCTTTTTAAATGTAATTACATGCTTTTACATTTGAATTTCAATTAAAACATACATTCTAAATTTTACAACAATGGCAGAATTAAACGAATTTGAATTAAAAGTTCAAGCCTGGCTGAATACACCGAAAGGTGAACGGGATCTTGAAACCGGAGCAATACTTATGCTTCAGGGGAACCGGAACCGCATTCTTCATCAGAATGTGATTCAAAAAAAGAATTTCGACAAAATTGAGTACGAACTACGGAAGTACATGGGTCCAAAACTGGAAATTGCACCGGTAGAAGTAGAACCTGTTGAATCAGCTGAAGTACTTGAAACAAAATTGTTACCTGTAATCGCTATCACCACCGAGAAACTAAAATTTGAGGGCATTGGCAAACGTCCGGATCACGAAGAATTACCTGCAGTAGTAAAAGCTTCTTTTGAAAGTAATCAGGAAATGTACCCAAAAATGCGTGCATTGCATGAAAAGCTGAAAGTATTGTCTGAAGATGGACATACGGCAGCCGAAAGATTGCCATTCCTTCAGGAACTTCTGACGCTTGATAATGAATTGCGTGGTAATTGGGAGTTTTACGATACTTTCAAGATCGGTGACACTTTACCAGGAGAGAAGAAAGTAATTGTTCCCGGAACTGCACTTGATTTCAAACGTATCCAGGCTAACCGTACCTATTTGAACCGTGCCGGCAAAGAAATACTGGAGAAAATTACTGCAGGGAAACAGGAAGCCGCCGACAAACAGTTGGCTGAAGCACAAATCAGGTATAACGAACTTGTACTCGATGGTCAGACCATTGATGAAGCAACGTCCGAAAAATTAAAGTTGGCAGGTGTGATCATTCAGGTTGTAGAAGAACCCCAAGCCCCTAAAGGGGATGTGAAGACGCAGGTACCGGATGTTGATAATACAACCAATTCACCTGCAAATGAAACTACTGTTGAAATGTCAGCTGAAGAAATTGCAGAAATGAATGCAGTTGAATAAGATCGATCAGTTATTAAAACCATTAAGCCCCGGCGATTATGTCGGGGCTTATATGGATAATACGGTACAATTGTACAATCTGTTGGAATGGGTATTGAATCAAACAGGTAAAGCCCGGGTAACGGTGATCACCTTTAGTTTATCGGAAGAATTCATTCGGAAGGTACTGAAGCTTCGCCAGTCCGGACTGATTGAATCAATTTCGTTGGTTATGGACCTGAAAGCGGTACAAAAAACACAAAAACTGATACGATTCTCCGAAAATGTGTTTGACCGGGTGAGTTATTGTAAAGTTCATGCTAAAGTGATCCTGATTGAATCCGATATCTACCATGTCAGTATTTCAGGGAGTCAGAATGCCACCAGAACCAGCCGAACTGAAAGCACAATTGTATCCACGCTCCCGGAAATATTTTTCCCATTCAAAGCGGCTGTCGAAAAATTTAAAACTATGACTTATGGACTACACACGTCAACAGATTGAACAGGTTGAAGAATACGCTTCATTATTTTTAAAGATATCCGATATCGCTTTATTAATTGGCGTGGATCCGGATGTACTTCGTGATGATATTGCTGACAAATCATCGGATGTTTCTTTAAATTACCATGTCACAAAATTGCAGACAATAGCCAGGTTGCGCCGGCAGGAAATCCAACAAGCCGAACTGGGAAGTAACATTGCCATAGAATTAGTAAGTAAATACATTACAGATCAAACCCTCGATGAGTAAACAAAAAACCCTCGACCTTTGCCGGCAACATCTTTATTCCGATGTTGACAAGATGGCTGCCGTTCCGGTGAATGTCCGTGAACGTATATTGCGAATCCGCTCCGGTTATACGCTATGGAATGAATATCCAAGTAAGAAGGATAAGGAAATTGCCATCTTCCTGATGCAACAATGCAACATTGAGAAATCAACAGCCTACGACGATGTACGATTGATTAAGGACCTACTTGGCAGTATCAACAAACAATCAAAGGACTGGCATTTATACCAGGTGAATGCCTGGCTTGATGAAGCGGTTATTATGGCACGTGTAAAGAATGATCCGGATGCGATTATTAAGGCAGCTAAAGTAAAAGTTTCGGCCAATCAACTTGATAAGACCGATGAAACTGAGTTCCCATGGGAAGATTTAAAAGTTCAGTCTTTCGAAATGACATCCGATCCTTCGGTTATCGGTTTAAAGAAAATTCCAAACCTGAAAGAGAAAATTGCAGCTGCATTCAAAAAATATGCTGAAGATATCAGTTTTATTGAAGAAGTAACGTATGATGAAATTGACCTGGACCCAATCATGAATTATGGCGAATAACTTTAAGAAACAAATATACTTTAATCCGGCCCAACAGAAAGTAATTTCAAGGGCCTGCAATACCACTGTTGTTGTTGGTGGCCGTCGCCTTGGTAAAAGTCACGGAATTGTTGCACCCTGGTTATTGCGTAATGTACAACGAATGCCCGGCAGTTCCGGAGCGATCATTGCCAATACATTTCAACAGGCGCTCACACGCACTCTGCCGGGCACACTGAAAGCATTGGCCGACTTTGGGTACATTCGTAACAAACACTATTGTATTGGCCGTAGACCGGACGCAAAATGGCATTTCAAAGAACCGATAATTCAGCCTGAGAAATACGATCATGTTTGGTCTTGGTATAATGGTTCGCTTGATTATATCATTTCTCAGGATGGTGTAGGAACGTCCAATTCCCTTACATTGGATTATGGTGCAATGGATGAAGGAAAATTACTCGATTTTGAGCAATTAAAAACTGAAACACTTCCTGCAATTGGGGGTTATCAGGGATATTTTAATAAATCGCCTTATTACCGTTCAAAACTAATTGTGAGCGATATGCCAACAACAAAAAAAGGAAGTTGGTTTCTGAGTTACGAAAAACAATGTTTTCCTGATCTGATTGAGCTTATTGATGGGATTAATGTCCGAATGTATGAAATAAAGATCCGGATTCAACTTGAGAAGAATAATGCACCTAAATACCTGTTTGATGAATATAAATCATTGGCTAAAACTTTAGCAAAATACAGGCGTATAACAGTCGATTATAATGAATTCAGTTCACTTGAGAATCTTGAAGTATTAGGGGAATCGTATATCAAGCAAATGAAGCGCGATCTGCCACCCCTGGTATTCATGACTTCTATTCTATGTCTCAAGGTGAAGACCTCACAGGATGGGTTCTATAACAACCTAAAGGAAAGTCACTATTACAGTGCGTATGACAACAGTTATCTTCAGAACCTGGAGTATAACTTCGATAAGGCAGAGGAAGCATTGTGCAGGCAGGATGGTGATCTGGATAAGAATGAAGCGATATGCATAGCACTCGATTACAATGCCAACATCAACTGGATAGTGGCAGGACAACGACAG